CATTTACATCTCTAAATTTTCTAGATGTTGAATAAGCATAATGATAACCACCATTTTTATAACCAGCTACAAGTAATTCATCTGCATGACCACCATCACCAAAATAAACTTGAACCCAATTATTACCATCTTGTCTGCTTTTAAAAAGTGTATTAACACTACCAAAACTACCTGACCTTTTTACCCAAGCTGACCATGTCCATTTGTATATCGTTTCTGAAACTGATAAATCTCTTTTTATATATGTATTAGCCATTAGTTGAATTGTCCTCCACCTGTTGCACCGAAGCTAGAAGTAATACTAAAACTTCTGTCTGCAGTTTGACCTTCAGCATCTGTAATTCTAACATTAAAATTATATTGCGTTGGTGTTGTACTACTACCACCAAAATCAGTTGTTGCCAATACTCCTGCAGAAGAAAGTGTTACATTAGCACCACTTAAATTAGAAGTTGTTTCTGCAAATGTAATTGCACTGTCTGAAGAACCTTGTAATGTAAATAATGTTCCAGAAAAGTTTCCTGCAAAAGTTCCAAGTGAACCTGCTGCAGTAGTAAATGATGGAGCAGTAGACGCAGTTAAAATATTGTTTGTGCTTCTTCCTGCGTTACCATCTGGATTTTCTACTCTAACAAAATAATTGCCACTTGCTAAAGTTACATTAACTGAAAGTGTTGTTGCGTTTGTAAATGAAACTGTATTAGCTACAGTTACTGATCCGTCTGTTTTTACAAACTCTACTTGAGGTATAGAAACAAATCCTGTTCCTGTAATACTAATTGTTGTAGCAGTTGCAGGAGCAATAGTTTGAGATACGTTTGCTACTGTTGGTTTTGCTTCTACTGCGTCAACCCAAGATAATTGATTTGTGTTAGAACCATTACTTGCAAGAACTTGACCACTTGATCCAACTGAAGTTGGTAATATTAAAGTGTATGATTGACCTGCAGAGTGAGCAGGTGATTTAATTTTTACACCATGAGAATTTTGCGCACAATTTAATTGTATTTGACCTTCTGCACTTGAACCATCACCTTTTACAACTAATGTTGGTGAAGGTAATCTGTCATTATTAATAGTTCCTGCAGTTATGTTAGATGCATTAATAGAAGCAACATTAAATGTTCCATAAGCAACAACATCAACTACATCACCATTTGATAAAGCAGAAGCAAATACAACTGAAGTACCAGAAGTAATTGTAATATCTGCGCTAGACATACGAACCCCATTAACATAAACGTCAGCAAATCCTGCGTCATATGCTAAAGTATTTCCGTTTGCATCCGTTCCAGATACAGAAGAAACTGCACTTGTAATATTATAAGTAAATCTTTGCGATGTTCCGTTTACTGTAGAACCAGCTGCACTCCAACCAGACGATTTGTAAACTTTTAATTCATTAGCCGTTGTGTCAAAATAAAGATCACCAATATTAAGACTTGAAGTTGGAGCTGATGAAGCAATTCTATAAACTTCTGCAAAATTATTTATTGAACTTAAATTATTTACAGCAGTTGTTATATTAGCATTGTTTGATGCTAAAGTTGATAATCCAGAAATTCCTGCAAGTGTATTAATGTTTGCACTATTATTATGTACGCTATTAATATTTGTTTCATTATTTTTAACTGCAGTTACATTTGCTGCAATTGAGTTGACTCCAGAAATATCTGTTCTTATATTATTAAGATTTGTAATCTCTGTTGTTAATCCACCTAAATTTGATATTTGAGTATTTAAACCAGCTAGTGTTGCAATATTATTTGTTGGAGAAATTTGTCCAGCAACTGTGTTTACATTTGTTTGATTAGTTCCAGTTAATGCAAGTTGTCTCCATTGAGTATTACTCAAATCATAAACTTTCATTACATCATTAGCTGTGTCAAAATATAATGCACCATCAACTAAAGCATTTCCATCATTATCAACTGAAGGATCACTAGACTTAGCACCTAAAAATCTATCATCAAAAGTATCTAAAGCAGTTTCTGCTGCTGCTTGAGCAGTTTGTGCTGCGTTCCTTGCAGTTTCAGATGCAGTTTGTGCAGTTTCTGCTGCCGTCTTTGCAGTTTCAGCATCGTTCTTATGAGATAGAGCTGTTGATGCGCTAGTTGATGCTTCACCTGCTTTTGTAGTAGCTATTGTAGCTTGTGCTGTTGCCGTTGAAGAAGCACTTGTAGCACTAGCTGCGTCTACTAATAAATCCCATTTAGCACTATCTGTATTCGTAGTTAAAGGTTGACTTCCAGAAGAAGTATGACCTGTGTTTGCTAAAAAAATATTATTTGTGCTTGTGTCTTTAACTATATCTCTAGCAGCATAAGTTGTACCTGCAGACCAATTACCTTTAAATGTACCTAACTCTTGCGATACAACAAGTTCACCATTACTATCAAAACCAAAAATTTTTCCTGCTCTATCAGTTGAGCCAATAGAAAACTCTGTAGAGTTCATTGTATTTGTTCTTGATAATTTTATAGATCTATTAACTTCTTCTTGCAGTTGTTGTACTGCCATTGTTGCACGATCTAATCCTTCTTCATGACTTTCTGCAGGAAAAGGATCATTAGCAATATAATCAATTGCTTGAGTTTGTGGAATTGCTCTTCTTATAACAACAGTTTCTCCATTAGCTGGTATATTACCACTTGTAAAAACTACAGTTCCACCATTAGCATTTCCTGCTCCTGTAACTGTATAATGAGTTGTTAAAGTTTTAACTGTTTCTGTTGCAGTTGAAGATCTTATAATAACTTGTAAATCTGTGTTTGCAAAAATTTTAAATGTATAGTTAAATGTAGCTAAACTACCATTTCCAGAATATGAATTTTTTACTGTAGTCGATGATATTGTCATATGCTAAAAACCTTTAAACAATGTTGATGGTTTTGTAAATAAATATTCTTGTTTATATTCTCTTTTAATCATTATTTCTACTCTTTATTGGTTAAATTCTGGCACTATCGAACCTGGTTTCATGTAATATGTTTGACCTCTTTTTTCACTATGATTTGCTTTCATTCTCTCCCAGTATCCAGGATCTAAAAACTCTTTAATTTGATAGCCAATTAAATAATCGTATGCTGCTTTAGTGTAATACAAATTTAAAAAAGGTGTATGACCTTCAACTAATTCGTAAAATTTTTTACCTGCTTTTTTAGGTTCATTCATAGCTTGAACCATATCAAAAAATTTTTTTATGTCTCCTGCAGTTGGTCCAAGAGCAGTTTCAAATATACCATTTCCATATTCATTTTGTATTTCACTAATTAAGAAATCACCATAAATACCACCACCTCCACCTTGAGCAAAGGATTGTAAAATAACACCTTTTTTCTTAGGATCTCTAGGTGATCTACCTCTAATCATATCTTTAGTTGTCATAGCTATATAACCAAACATAGTACCCATAATTACTAGACTTGTTAAACCTTTTAACATTGGTAAATTACCCTCATCTGCTCCGTAAGAATATAATTCTCTACCAATAATTTTTTTCCACATACTGATAGGGAACCCTTTAAACTGCATAACAAATCTAATAGTCTCTCCCATTGGAGTACCTTTTTCTAGACCCTGGTTCATGATTGCTCTAGTTGCAGCATCTGGTTCTGGAGATCCATGCATACCTTGATCTACTAAAACATTTCTCCAGGTTAATTCTAAATCTTTTTTAAAATTTCTTATTTCTCTTTGAGATAATTTTCTACCAACATAATTAATAATAACTTCATCTGCTATTTCATTGACACCTTCTGCAGTTAAATATCTTTTATTGTCAACTGCCAAAGTTTCAATTGAACGAAGCATATCCCATTTACCTTCATCAATACCATATAAAGTTAAAAAATTTCTTTCTCTTAAATCTAGATCTGAAAATTTTGTGCTAGTCTGCATTCCATAATGTCTAGACAATCCTAATATCATTGAACTTTTTAATCTTGACACCCAACCATTTAATGAGTTCCATTTAAAAAATGTATTCTGTAGTTCACCCATTTTACCCCAACTATCATTACCTGCAGCATATACATTTCCTCTATAAGCCGTAGCAGAATAAGAGTTACTTACTACTTGTAATACTTCCATTGCAGCTCTATCGTTTGCATTAAACAATCCTGTTAATGCTTCAAATAAACCAGTTAATAATCCTCTACCTTGAAAGTTTGTACTACCCATGTATTGAGGTAAGTCACCAAAAGAAGTAATAGGTGTCATACCTAGTCTTGCCATTGCTCCTGTTGATCTAACAACCATACCTACTTTTGCTAAAATATCATTTGCAATACCATTAATACTTCCATCTATTTCTTTAAATTCATTTTCAAAATTTTTAAACATTAATTTACTAACTTGTTTAGGATCTTCATTTCTGTATTTTTTTCTTAATAAAACTAAAACTTTTTCTAAAGTATCTTTAGGGTTAGTTCCAAGTGTTTGCATTAATGCAATGTTTCTTGTGCTAGTAGTTATAACACCTAAAACATTTTCTTTTAAAGAAGGTTGTCCAAACTTAACACTATATTCTTGTCTACTAGCAGAATTTTTAAAATGTAAAACTCTTGATGCATTCAATCTATTTGTTACATTTTTTGTTCCAAAAACACTTCCTGCACCATCGTGTTTTGTATGATCGCCAGACATTAAACTATCAAAAACACCATCTAATATTTTATCTATTTCTTTAGGGTCATTTACATTTGGAAAAGTTCTTTTTAAATCTAATCTTGGTTTTATATATTCTCTCCATGCAACTCTATGATCTCCAATTAATTTAGAACCATTTGCAGCTCTAGCCATTTTTTCTGTATCGTGAAACATTCTTGTAATCCAATCATCTATTTCACCTATGTTTGCTCCTAAATCATTTAATTGAGTTCTTAAATCTGCTTGTATTTCTACTAAAACTTTTGCAATTTGTGCAGCTTCTGCATTACCAGAAACTAAACCTTTTATTTCATCCATAATTTCCAAATCCATTTTACCAGAAGTAAGAGAATCCCAAGCAGTAGGTGATATGTCATTAATTAATTTAAAAAATTTAGTTATGTACATTTCTTCTGAAGCAACTTGTCTTGATCCAATAGAGTCTCTAGCAATTTTAGAAAATTTTTGACCACCTACTAATATTGATAAAACACCTTCTTCTGGTGTTAATCTAAATTTAACTCCAGACGCAGCAGATAAATCTACGGCATCTATTATTTTTTGATAAATATCTATAGCCTTCATGTTGTTGTCGGCTAAGTTTCTTTTTTTTAATGCTTGTTCGTATTCAAATTTATCTATAATTTCTTTTGCTAAAATTTCGTCTGTTTTTATTTGTGCTTTCTCAAACTTACTTTCATTAATTTTTATTTTAGCTTCATCTAAAATTTCATTAATTTGTTCATCAGATATAAGATCACCAGTTAATCTTTTAACTTCTTGAAAACATTTAGATATTCTTTTTATATCTGCCATTAACTATTCCTCTTAGTACAATAAGTTCCTGCTTCTATAGCTTCTCTTATCTTAGTTTTATTTTTTATATTGTTATCTATTTTTTCTATTTCAGCTTTGTTTTCAGATATTGGAGCAATATCTTCATCTTTAATATCTAATTGTTTTTGTCTAACTTTAGTTGATGCATTAAGATTTTCTGCTTCTGCTTCTATCTCAGAAGTTACTTTTTCTTTTTTACTTATTTGTACAGGTGTTAATGGTTTTTTATTGTTAGCATTAATACCTTCTTTTTGTTCTTTTAGTTTAGCTTCATCGTTTGCTTTTTTTTTAGCTTCAATTAAATCTCTTTCTGTTTTTTGTAGGTTTCGCAAGTTCTGCAAGTAAACTTTTGCAGATTTTCTGTCTTTATTATCTAAAGCATTTTTATATAAACCTTTGTACTCTACAATTTGTTCTTCTAATTTATTTAATCTTTCATCACCTATTCTAGTTTTTTCAACTATAACATTTCCAGTATCTACCTTCTCTCCTTTCAAAACTTTACCAACAGAATACCTTAATAATGCTTGTTGATTTTCTGGAGAGATCGCAGCAAGTTTTTGATAAATATTTGGCTTACCTCTTTTTTCTGCAATAAAATCACCTATTCTTCCAAACCCAACATGAGCTGCCGAACCTATAAATCCACCTACTGCTATGTTCGCAAAAGAATCGTAAACATCATAATTAGCTTGCTCTGATTTTGCTACACCATAAACAAGAGGTTCAACTGCAGTGTTACCAACAAAACCTTCTACAAAACCTTTTTTCATTCTAGCAACATTCTTACCAGATTTTGCTACCATGTTTGCAAATCTTGTTTCACGAACAATTGGAACAAATGATGCAGCAATATTTATTGGGTCCAGAAAACTTGTACCTAAAGACTCTAAAAAGAAAAAACTTCTAGCAAGTTTACTTTTTGGACCTCTAGAAATAACTTCTGATCTTTCATTTTCTAATTTTTTTCTTTCTACCAGGTAATCAACTAAACCTGCTCTAGTATCTTTTTCAAAAACTAAACCAAGATCTCCATACTCTTTATTTAAAAAGTCTCTGTCTAAATATTCGCTACTTGATTGATATGCTTGAGTTTGTTCTACAGATCTAAATATAGAAGATGTTGGATTGTAGTTCCAGGCATTCATAAATGTTGCACCTGCAGTTTCCCAAAAACCAGCTCTAGTTTGATTATATAAAGAACCTATTTCTTGTTCGGATGTTTCAAAACTACCTAATCCAAAATTTATCATAGTATTAGTCTTTGTATGCTTTTTTAAATTTTTGTTTTATAATTTTGTCATTTAAAACTTTAACATTTGTGTGATGATATTTTGCATACAATTCCATTGCTTTTTCCATATTACCATCTAACATTGCTTTTATTAAAGCATCAGTTCCTTTTTGTTGTTGTAAGTTAATTAAAAATAATTCTTCTTGTTGTTCGTAAGTTAATTTTCTAGGATCATTATGTTCTTTAGCAGATTTAACCCAACTAGGAACACTCTGATTTTTAGCTTCATATAAATTTATAACTCTTTGTAATCCTGTTTGAAAAGCAGAACCTTCTTTATTACCATCACCTGTTAGCATTTTAAATTGAAAATCTCCTGCAGCAGTAGAAGATTGATTATATAAATCTTTTCCTTTACCACTTTCTATATCATGAACAGCACTAATAAATTTTTGTAAATTACTTTGAGATTCTTCGTTAGTAATATTATCACCTAACACAATTCTTTTTCCAACAGTAATATTAACTTCAGATGCTTTTGCTTCTGATACAAATAAACTTCCAACAGTATCAATTGCACTTCCTAATGTAATGCTTTCTCCACCTATGTTTTGATTTTCGTCTGAAGGTAATTCAAAATCTAAATAATCTAAACCATCGCTTTCATCTACTAAAGTTATATCTTTACCTGTTACTGGGAATTTTAATTCTGTACTCATGATACCTTTGTTGTTTTCAGTATCTACAAAGAAAAATTCTATCTTATCACCATTTGCATTAACAACTGGAGCTGTTGTATTATTATAATCTGTATATAAAATAACACCTGTCATATCTGCATTCATTAACCATTTAGAATGTTTTTTAATGTTAGCTGTCATTCTATCTTTAACTTGTTCTTCAGTTAAATTTTCTGCTCCTGCAAATTTTGCATAATGCATATAACCATCTTCTCCATGAAACTCATCTAGAAATTCTCCATTAGATTCTATATCTAAAAGAATAGCTTCTGCTTTTTGTTCTAATAAAATTGTATTAGTTCTTTTACCATTTACATCTACAGGTATCATGTAAGTTTGAGAAGCAGGTATTCTGTAGTCTCTTAAAAATTCCTGTGAAGCAGATTTAACTGCATCGCCTATACTCATTTGTTTGTATTTAATTTTATATAATGCTGCTTTGTAAATAGTATCTTCCATGTTTTGAATAAGTTCAGTTTTATCTATTGATCCTTCTATTTGAACTTCAAGAACATTTTCAAAATCTTCCATTTCTTTTACAACTTTTTGTTTTATAGAATTAAATTTTTCACCTTCTGGTATTCTTCCTTTTACTAATTTTTCTAATGCTTCTAAATCTTGTGTGCTTGAAGAAACAATATCTTTTTTTAACTCTACACTGTTTGTGCTAAATGCAACTATGTAATCATGTGGAAGTTTAACATCTGTCAATTGATTTAAAACTTTACCCATATTGTCATTGCCATACATTTCTTGTGTAAACATCATAAAGTTTATTTTATCTTCAGCTGAAGTTTCTGGGTCTGTAAGTGTTGTTTTTATTTTGTTAATTTCTTCATTGGTTGCAACTCTAATAGCACTTTCTGGTATTTCTAATGCTCTTTGTTTTTCTTTAACCATTTCTATTAATGCAGTTTTTTTACTTTTGATAAGATTAGGATCTGTTTCTGCTTCTAATTCTTGATAAGCAAGTTCTACTTCTTGATCAAATGTTTTTATAAAACCAACAGGATCACTGTTAAGTGCTTTCTTTTTATTTGAAACTAACTCTTTAATATAAAGTTCATTTGCTTGACCTTTTACTTCTCCATGTAACTCATAACCTTCTTTTATAAAATCATCTGCAACATCATCTGTCATAGACAATGGAGTATTTAAAAGAACATTATTATTTACTGCACGATCTTTATTTAATGTTTCTTCTGCAATCATTGCATTAACTGTTTTTGTAGGTAACACCAATGAAGCCATATTCATGTCAAAAGAACTTTCTTTACCTTTAGCAATCATTGCAAGATGATCTTTGTACTGTAGTTTAATCATAGGTGCTAGAGTTGCTTTAGCTTTTTCTATTAAAGATTTTCTAGACTCAAATGTTAATCCTACAAAATCTTTTTCATTCATTAACATTTGTATTGCTTCTCTTGGATTTTCAGAAATCATTTTGTCTGCTTCTAGTGTTTTAATTTCATTTGGAATTCCAGAAATTAATTTACTAAGAATTGCGTCAGATACCTTACCTTTATAATGAGTTGTGTATAAATTTTCTAAATCTTGTTCTAAAACTTCATAATCAAATCCATCTTTTATATCTAAAGCAGTAATCATTAACCTTGATTTTTTTTCACTAACTAAAGTATCTAGTGCAATTAAAGTATTTTTTTGAACTGCTGTACTTGTTCTAAAAATTCCTTTTTGAACTTCACTTAATGCATACTGATTAAATAAATCTTGTGTTCCTCTATTACTTGCAAGACCAGAATATTTTTTTATTAAAAGATTTGATCTAGTTTTAACTAAGTTTTGTGCTTGATCTTCGTTTTGCAAATTACCAGCTTCAGTATAAACTTCTTGCATTTCTCTAATAAAATCATTTTCTAATTTTAATGCTTCAGTTTTATTTTCAAAATCTTTTTGCTTAACTTTGTGTGCAACAATTTCTTTTGTTACAGGTGCTAGAGCAGCACCAATAGTTTGGTTTAAACCCATTTGAATATTAGATTGAACTGATCCAACATCATCTGTTATTGTTGCTTGAGTTGTAAATGTAGGTATTTTTGGCATTACATATCTCCTACTTGAATTGTTTGATCTACTGGTCTAGTTCCAAAATTACTCATATTAAGTAAACTTGTTCCATAAGATGCAACTGTTTGTAGTCTTGCAAGTTTTGCAGACTCGTAAGCCATACTAGCATTTATTCTTGCAAAGTTTGCTTGTTCAAGTTTTTTAGATTTTGCAACTTGTGCATTATATCTAATAATGTTTTCTTGCAGAGCCTTCTCTCTAGCATTTGCTGCAGCTATCCTATATGCTGTGCCTGTTCCTTGAACTACACCAGATTTAGCAAAAGCTACTTCTGCTTGACCTACTAATTTTTGATAAGACTCATTAAATCTAGCAATATCAAATTCTGTTTTTTTTTCTATTTGAGCTGCTTCTGCTTCAAGAACGTTTGCATTACGATTTCCTACGGCTTCATTAAATTTTCCAATTTTACCTTGTTGTTTATATGTTGCTGCACCTATTGCGCCTACTACTGCTGCTTGCCAACCCATTAGAATAACCTCGCATACATATATTGATCTGAACCATCAAAACCAAATTTTTTCATTAAACCTTCTTCCTCTAATCCTAACCATTTAGCAAATTTTAAACCTGTTGTATAGTTTGCTCTTACAGCACTTTGAACTCTATTGATATTATTTTCTTTAGCAATTCGTGCAAAATCTTTTTTTATTGCTTTCGCAACTGCTATAGGATGGTCCAAAGCATCTTTAGTTGCTAGCACCCAACCCTCTGCAACACCATCCCAAATAATTTTCATGCCTGCAGCAAAGATAGGTTTACCATCAATCATACCTGTAAATGCTAAATTTTCTTGTTCTAATAATTTTGCGTTTGCTCTAAACTTCATATCTTCATCCATTAAACTATGGTTCATTTGTTGTTTCATAATGTACTGACCATGCTCACCTTTATATTTTACAATATTAATTATTTTATCCATCGTTTGTTTGAAGTTTTGGATACAATGACAATATTGTTAAAGGTAAAGGTTGAGTTTGTCTTACAAATATAAAACCATCTGTTTCATAGTTTCCTCTAAATTCTATATCTTTATCTCCTGTAAATACTGCAATACCACTATCCATATCATCAGCTGAAGATCTAAATGGTATTCTTTCCATATTATTTAGATCTGGACCAACTTCGATACCAATACTTTCATAAAGTCTAGCAGTGATTTCGTAAATTCTTTTTGTTTTAGATTGTGATGTACCATTTTGTGCGCCAGCATCTATTCTCATAGTTTGTAATAATGATGTGTATGGTAAACCAACTTTAACTTTAGTAGCAGATCTAGTTAAAGTTATTTCTCCAGAACTTACAACTTTATCTGGATGAGTTGATCCATCTGCTAACACAGAAACTGTTTGACCTTCAAGATGAGATAAACCAGAAATAGTTGTAACAGCAGATCCACTGTATTCTAACTGTGAGTCTAAAAAATTAAATGAAGTATCATCTGTTTCATCAAATTTATATTGATGTATAAATTCTACATATCTTTTTGTTGCACCATTAATTGTTCTTTTTACAATTACATAAGTTTGGTATTCTGAATCATCTGTTGGAATTGTAGCAACACTTTCACAAACTGCATTACCACTTCCAAATACACCACCAAAAATATGTCTGTGCCAAGCAACAACTTGTTGTTCTCTTTGATAAGTTAATCCAACTAATTGACCATCGTTTCTTGCACACCAAATAATTTGATTTGGTTCTTGTTGATATGACAATTGTTTAAATCCACCTTCTGAAATATGTTCGGCAAGAATAGTTAAGTCTGGAGCAACATAACCATCAACATCAAAGTTATAAGCTAGTTCTCTTAGTTTTCTTCTTGCTCTTTGTAAAAATAAAGTTGCGTTACCTACTGCTAATGCATCTACGTTTGCAGCACCATTATTAGATTGTTTTTTAATTAAAATGTTTGTTGGAGTTATAGCAGTATCAACTGATCCCCCACTAACTGCAAACTCACCACCTGCAGTACCAATAATTAAAGTTCTTGTAGCTGTCATAAATCTAATTGCGTTTACCTGGTTAGAAGCAATTGTATAAATGATAGCATCATCATCAGCTATTGTGTTACCTCTGTTTTCATCCATGTTTTCATAGTCACCAGATTTAGAAAAAAATATTGTTTGTGGTTGAGATAATGTTGCAGCAAAAACTAATCTTTGTTCAAAGAAGGTTACGCAAGAAGGATGACCTGTGGTATCTGAAAATGATCCAAGCGACCAATCTGTTGAAGAACTAGAAGAACCCATGTCTTGTATTATTTCTATAGTAACAACTGTTGTAGAACTACGAGCAGTTATCTTTCCATATCCATCTCTAAATCTTATTAATCTTCCAACATCTGTTGTTTGAAAACCTGTGTCGTCATTTATTCCTGTAGTAGATGAAGCAGTTAAAGTTCTGCCAGTTCCTACTGTGTGTGCAGAAGTTGATATTGTTGTTGATGTAATATTGTTATCTAAATATGGACCATCAGTAAAATTAACACTTGTTAATGTCCAAGATGTATGACCTGTTCTTGCTAATTTTTTTGCAGGATGATTAGGATGGCAAAGATACATAACGTCAGCAGATTGTGCAAATTTAATATCAAATAATTCTGCTTCTAAATAAGGTGAACTAATTTCATATGCAGAACCACTAGATAATATTTGACCATTGTCTTTATAAAATCTTATGTATTGATTGCCAAACTCTAACATATAAGTTTGCGTTGTACTAAACTCAAAAGGAATTAATCTTGTTTCTTTTGTAGAGTCTTTTACCTCTGCAACAAATTGTGTACCAGATCTTCTTGCTGCGCTTCCATGAGGATACACAATCATGTTTTCTAAAGTCTTACATCCTGTAGGATATTTTTGTAAATCGTTTCTACCATCTAACCTTGGAGATAATTCACCACCTGTAAAGTTCGTTATTTGAACAGCAACTCTTGCCATAGGTTAGTACCTTGCGTTTATAAAAGATGATGCACCAATAATATCTGATTGACCATTGTCTGGGTTATTATTTTGACCTTCTGTTGCGTCTACAAATCTAGCTTCTTTTAATTTATCTTGAAATAAATTATACATATTAGAAGCAGTAGGATTAGAAGAAGTTACAGCATAAGCAATGTCTGCAGCTAATGAAGCAGAAATTGTTTCTCTTAATAGTTCATCATATTGATTAGCATCTGTTACTCTTGAAACATATTGTATTTTAACTGTATCATGATTAGCTAAAATTTTTCTTCCTTCAACTTTATAATCATAATCATAATTTAAAATTGTAAGAACTCTCAAGCAATCTGCAGGTAAAGTAAATTGATAACTAAAACCCCAAGAAGGAGTGTCAGTGTCTCTTGCAAGTTCAACTCTTTTTATTAAACAATTCCAGGGATGAGATCTAAACAAACTATCTCTAACTTGTGTGTATCTTGCGTTACAAAGTCTTGCGTTTTTTGAATCTTCTGTAAGTGATAATATTGTGGAAGCACCTAGTTGATTTAATGCTCCATTACAAATGTCTACTACTGATGCCATATTACTTCCTTATAATATACTTTCGCCTTATATGTCTATCTTTTTCTAAGGCATGGATTTCTTCTTCTAATCTTTCTTCCTTAATATCAAATCCATAATGATATTTTGGACCATACTTAAATCTGTCTACCAATACATATCTGTAGATATGATTGCCTTTCCTTAGATGTAAAACAGTTTTTAAATTTTTAATTTGTTTCATGCATTCCAGGGGGTTTCCACTCTCGCTTTCACCCCCTAAAATTTTATTTACTATGCTTCGTGAGCAAGTATTTCCACAACTTTAGCTTCTTCCATTCTAGTTGCACCGAATGCAGCAGAATAGTAAACTTGAGTTGCATAACCCTTGTCAGATCTTTCATCGATTCTAGCAGTAGAGTCTTTACCTACAGCTAATGCAAGACCATCTTGCACGAAAGCAAAACATTTTCTTTTGCTTGAAGCGATTGTTAATCTGTTAGTTACACAGAAATCAAAACCTAAGAAAGTATTAACATCACCAGATGCTAATGCTTTTACTGTGTTAAAATCGCTGCTAGTTACTTCAGTAGTTCCTAATAGATCTGTGATCTGTTTTGGAGATACTACGATGTATCTTTTTAGCGAAGGATCAACACTGTTTAAGTCAATGATCTCTTTTGCTTGTCTTAACTTAGCGATAGTTAAACCAGCAGTTCCAGACTCAGCAATTTTTTGACCAGAAGGTAAAGCTACTGCAGTACCTCCAGCTACACCAGTATCAGCTGAACCAGTTGCAGCAGCGATGATAGCATCATCCATTGCTCTACCCATTGCATAAGCAGCAGCTTGTGCATAGCTAGAAGTTGGATCTACTAACATTCTTACTTTGTCTAGATCATCTACAAGATCTGCGAACTCGTAATCAACCAAGCTAACTCTTCTTCTTGAGTGAGGAGTATCTGCTTGAGGAGTGTTCGAGTGTCTAGTCGATCTTACAGTTGCAGTTACAGAACCAATTTGGTCGAAGAAAGCATTCTTCCCTGTAACAGACTCAAGTCTCACTTTATCTCTTAAAAGTGATCCTTTTTGTTGTGATAACATTTGTATGTTTGAACTGTAT